AGAGATGATGCTTGGTTTGACAAAGAAACTAGAAATATGTCTCGCAGGCAAATTGCTCAAGAGTTAGAATGCAACTTTAATATGTCTGGCGAAACGGTTATTCATACCGAGGACATAGAGAAGATGTCTAGAACTATTTGTGAACCAAATCACAAGGCAGGGTTTGACAGGAATTATTATATCTGGGAAGACTTCGACCCAACGCAATCTTACTTGCTCGTAGCAGACGTTGCCCGAGGAGATGGTAAAGATTACTCAGCATTTCAAGTAATAAACGTAACTCAGATGACACAGGCAGCAGAATATCAAGGTAAAGTGGATTTAGATACTTACGCTATGTTTCTTGCTGACGCTGGCAAAACTTATGGCGGCTGTTTGCTCGTAGTAGAAAATAATAATGTTGGGTATGCAGTTTTGACTAAGTTGGAAGAAGCAGGCTATCCAAACCTTTACTATTCAGTTAAATCAACACACGAATTTGTAGATTCTTCTTCAGCAAGTTCTAACAGTCGGGCAATCCTTGGCTTTACCACATCAATGAAGACTCGCCCCCTTATTATTGCTAAGTTAGAAGAATTTATAAGAAATGACCTAATTACTATCACGTCGAACCGATTGTTTAACGAATTGAAAACATTTGTTTGGAACAATGGTAAGCCAGAGGCAATGCGAGGTTATAACGATGACTTGGTAATGTCAATGGCTATCGCTTGTTGGGTTAGAGACACGGCTTTGGTTTCAAACCAGCGTGATACGGAGTACAAAAAAGCATTACTAAATGCTATGACTACTTCTAAAACTCAACTTAACACAGCTGTGCCTGGTATGGTAAACTATGGTAAACCTGATGGCGTCAGACAGATAAAAGAAATAATGACCAACTTCCCTGGTCTTTTTAAGGGGTAAAATAGATGGCAGATAACCAAAACATAAAGAACGAAGAATCGGTTCTTTTCAAAAGACTCACCAGAATTTTTTCTGGTCCAATTGTAAATAGAAGACAACAGAATAGAAGAAAATTTAAGCGTCAAGCATTAGACAATTATGCTACTCGCTTCACTTCTGCTTCTGGAAAGCAGTTTCAGAAGAATCAGTACAACCCATTTGAACACATTCACAATGATGCGATGTCTAACCGAATCCGCAACGAGAGATATGTAGACTTCGATCAGATGGAGTTCGAACCTATCATTGCTTCTTCGTTGGATATTTATGCTGACGAGATGACTTACCACAATGAACTCAACAAAATGTTGAACATTGAGTGTCCAAACCAAGAGATTAAATCAACACTTGAGGCACTTTATTATAATGTGTTAAATGTCGAGTTCAATCTTTATGGTTGGTGCCGTACAATGTGTAAATATGGAGATTACTTTCTTTATGTTGATATCGACGATAAAATCGGCGTAAAGTCTTTTATTCCACTGCCCCCTTCAGAGGTGGAAAGGATGGAAGGCGAAGACCCGACTAATTCTAATTACATTCAGTATCAGTGGAACTCTGCTGGGCTTACATTTGAGAACTGGCAGGTAGCACACTTTAGGATTCTTGGTAACGACAAATATGCTCCTTATGGAACTTCTATTTTGGAGCCCGCCCGTCGTATCTGGCGACAACTTCACCTTATTGAAGACGCTATGATGTCCTATCGCATCACTCGCTCACCAGAACGCAGAGTGTTTTATGTTGACGTAGGCAATATCGCTCCACAGGATGTAGAACAGTATATGCAAAAGGTTGTAACAACAATGAAGAAGAATCAAGTTGTTGACGCAAATACAGGGAGAGTTGACTTACGATACAACCCACTTTCGGTAGATGAAGACTATTTTGTACCAGTCCGAGGCGGCGAAAATACAAGAATTGAGACTCTCCCAGGTGGTACCTACACTGGCGACATTGACGATGTAAAATATTTAAGAGATAAGCTGTTTTCGGCACTTAAGGTTCCACAGTCTTACCTTTCACGAGGCGACGGCGCTGACGAGGATAAGGCAACTCTTGCACAAAAAGACATTCGCTTTGCAAGAACTATCCAGAGACTTCAGCGTTCAGTTGTAGCAGAACTAGAAAAAGTAGGCATTATTCATCTTTACACTCTTGGGTATAGGGGAAGTGATTTAACAAAATTCAAGCTTAAGTTAAACAACCCTTCTCAGATTGCTTCTATGCAAGAGTTAGAGCACATGAGGGCTAAATTTGAGATAGCAGATTCAGCAACTGAAGGATATTTCTCAAAGGCTTGGGTTTATAGAAATATTTTTAGACTTACAGAAGAGGAAGTCGTTCGCATCGAGCGAGAGATGTTCCACGATTCTAAGCTTACTGCCGCACTAGAAGCAGCAGGAGAGATTCCCGAAAGCGGAGACGGCGGTGGAGGAGGAGACTTCGGCGACGACGATTTAGGTGGTGACGATTTAGGTGGTGACGATTTAGGCGGAGATGAAGGTGGTGATGAGCCAGATTCAGCACTACTCGCAGCCCCAGGTAAGAGAGATGGCTACCTCACACCAGGGGCAAAGGGCAAAGTATATCATCCTGAAAAAGTTGACTCTCGCCCACAAGGAGCTAAGAAGCGTTCTACAAAGTCAAAATGGTCTGATGAAACCGCTTCATTTACTCCACGTAACACGATGCCTGGTATGTCTGACTTAAAGACGCTTTCTCGTGGTATTTACGAGGGTAATGAAACTACTTACACTGACAAAGAAGAAAAATTGCTTCTTGAGGTAAACCAAGAGCTAACTGACTGGGAAGTCAAGGCGCTTGTAAAAAACCTTGAAAAGAAGGATAATAAGCAATTAAAGGAAAACAAGTAATGAAGTTTAAGCACAATAAAAAAAGAAACACTGCCTTTTTATTTGAGGCATTAATCAAAGAGATGGCAAAAGCAGTTGTTGAAAATAACGAAGAGCGCCAAGGAAAAATTGCAAGAATTATTAAAAGGCACTTCCAAAAACGTGGAATTTTATATAAAGATTTGCAAACATATAAGACTATAATGAATCTTAAGGAAGCAGAAGAAACGTTTGCCAGAAGAGTGTTATCAGAAGTTCGAAGAGACAGAGATAAATTGAATACTCAGAAGGTGTTTGCTGAACAATCAAAACTTATTAAAAAAATTAATGTCGAATTAGGACAGAATGTATACACTAATTTTGTTCCAAATTATAAAACAATGGCTACCATTGGGCAGCTTTTCTCAGATAATGTCGCTACTGAGGAGAAGATTCTTCTTGAAGATAAAGTTATTGAAGAGATAACAAGGGCAGAGACTAAAACTGAAAAAGAAATCATGGAACACATCGACTCAATTGCTTATAAAACATTCACGAACAAGTTTAATAAAACTTATGCTGGTAAGCTACATGAGGAGCAGCAGAAGGTTGTGTCTCGATATATTTTCTCTGTTTCTGACAATGGAACTTCTTTGAAGACATACCTTAACGAAGAGATAGAGAGATTGAGAACAGAGGTGAATCAAGCTCTAGAGTCGCAGGAAATTAAATCTGACGAACTGATGCTTGAGAAAGCAAGTAAAGTTCTTGAGTTTCTTGAATCCTTAAAAGCAACTCCGCTTAACGAGAAAACAATTAAAAAAATTATGCAGGTTCAGGAACTCGTAAGAGAGGTAAGTTCAAATGAATGAGCAAATTAAGGTACAAGTAGGGGAACCAGAGAAGAACATTGTATATAATCCAAAAATGAAAATGATTCTTCGTAAGACATTGGGTGGAGATTATGCGATTTACGATCACTACGATATGGATATTGTTATTCAACCAGAGAAGAAGCAAGTACTTGCGTTTGCCAAGAATGAAATGTCGGATGATGTTTACGCAGCGCAAGACAGATTATTTGACTTCTTACAGAAAAAGGGAGTAATACTTCCCGAGTCTGTTCAAGGGGGCAACGTTTATGGCTCAATGCAGGGTTCTTACCCAGATTCCAAAATCGGCGCTGACGCAACCGAGGTTGCTATATTCACTATTGGAAAATTTATCGAAGAAGAAAAGCCTTATTATGCTCACGCAGACGCCCTTGAAGACGCTATTGTTGATTCAGAGATGAATCCTTCGAAGGAAGACACAACAGAACTTGGCGAAATTCCTCAAGAAAAGAACAAGGGTACAGTTCCAAAGTATCCTGCAATTAAATCTTATTATAGAATATACTGAAAGAAATAACTTGCTAGAACTCACTTACTTTATTTTTTCTTCTTTTGGGCTTACGCAGATATTAGTGTATGGTTCAATATTAAACCCAGTAAGACCAACTAAAGGTAAAATAGGCGAACTTTTCAAGTGTCCCATGTGCATGGGATTCTGGATTGGTTTGCTTTTATGGAGCATAAACCCTTACACCCAACTATTTAGTTTTGACTATAGCCCTATTACGGCTTTCTTGCTCGGTTGTGTTAGTTCAGGTACTTCTTATGTCCTGTCGACACTTTTCGATGACAACGGCTTTCAAATAGGACAAAACTGAAAGTGAGGTATCTTTATGTTTGCGAAGAAATGGATGATTCAGCCTGTTCGTCTTTGTAAGAATGGATGTTAGCTCGTGCGGGTAACGCCCGCTTTTTGTTTTTGTAAGACTTATTGGAGATTTAGAGATGAACAACAAATACCTGTTGAGAGAATATTATGAGCTATGCGAAGGCGGGCTTTGTCAAGATTTTTTAACAGAATCGGAAAAAAGAGAAATTAAAGAAGAAGGCGTTATGTATCTCACTGGCGTCATTCAAAGAGCAAAAGCTAAGAATCAGAATGGTAGAATTTATCCAAGGCAGGTTCTTGAGAGAGAAATTGAGAATTATCAAAAGATAGTAAGAGACAAGCGAGCATTGGGAGAGTTAGATCATCCAGAGGACTCCGTTGTTAATTTAAAAAATGTTTCTCATATCATGACACAAGTGTGGTGGGAAGGTGACAATGTGATGGGTAAATGTAAAGTACTCAATACACCTTCTGGACAAATCCTCCAATCACTTGTTCACTCTGGTGTTAAGCTCGGCATTTCTTCACGAGGTATGGGCTCGGTTCACGAAGATAGAATGGGTAATACAGTTGTAGAAGATGATTTTAATTTAATTTGTTTTGACTTCGTGTCTGATCCTTCCACCATCGGCGCTTTTATGAGTCTTAAGGAAGGCAATGGCAATATAAAAAATGTTTTTACGAAAGCAGATAGAATTAACAGATTGTTAAATGATATTGTAAGGGATTAAAATGAAAAAATCAGAACTAAAGCAGATTATCAAACCTATTGTCGAAGAATGCGTGAAAGATGCACTTCTTACAAGCGGGCTTCTTTCCACTGTTATCTCTGAAGTTGTTGCAGGGCTTCAAAAACCACTAATTAAGGAACATGAAGAGACAGAGCAAAGCAATATTATCCGACAAGAAGAGAAAAAGAACATTTTAGAGAATAAAAAGAAACTTCTTGATGCGATTGGTAATTCTTCTTATAACGGCATCGACGTATTTGAAGGAACCACCCCAATGAAATCAAGTGGACAAAATAAAACAGGTTA